TTAGCCATTGCGCGTCGCCGGCGCGACCGGATCGGGCGTGCGATCCTTGGTCTTCTTGCTGCTCAGGTTCATGCCAAGGAAGATCACGATCCAGATCGCCGCGACCAGCCCGGCAACGATGACGGCCAGCCTGGCACGTCGAGAAGACGAGTGTTTGGACATGCCCGGGTCAACGCGGGCCGCGCGCCGAAGAGCCACCCATTGTGCCTGACACAGGTTAGCCGCGTCCCAGTGAGTCGCGGATCAATCCTCGAACGAGGCGAATTGCAGCATCAGGGCGATCAGGTCCTCCGGTGCGAAGGGGGACCCATTCCCCGCGGCCAGCGCCAGCACGGGGGCGATCTGCGCCTCGACCAGCGTGCGCGGCCCGGCATACGCCATCGTCCAGCGGGCAAAGCGCCGCCGCACCAGCGTCTCCGTATCGATCACCGTCAGGTCGGTGTGCCGTGGATCGGCCCTGATGCTCTCCATCAACGTCATCACCGCCGCTCCGGGCCCCTCCAGCACCTGCGCGAAATGCGTCTCGACGAACATCAGCGCGCCGGTCACCTCCAGCGCCACATTGCGTCGACGCGATACCGCGACGATGTCCGCCACACGGCCCTCTTCTTGGGGGAGCCTGAGGCAGCTTTTGCTGACGTAAAGCAGGGAATATATCGCCATGGCGCGATCCCTAACGTAGGTTGGTGCTTCTGCGCACCACGTTTGGATATTGCCCCGCACGGCGCCGGGCGTATCGGCGGGCGCCGTGCGTCAGCAGCGTAGCAGAAGGACGATTTCCATGGGTCAGGCCAACCCACCATCGCCGCTCGCTCCGTTCATCGCCAAGCTGGAGCGTCGCTGCCCGCTCGCCCCCGACGATCGTGAGGCTCTGCTGGCACTGACCCCGTCCGTCCAGCGCCATGACGCGGGACGCTACGTCGTCCGGGCAGGGGAGCAGAATCTGTCGTTCATGGTGCTGCTGTCGGGCTATGTGCACCGCCACCGGGTGCTGGCCAATGGCTCGCGGCAGATCGTCGCCGTCCACCTCGCGGGCGATCTCCTCATCTTGCCGCACACCGCGATGCGCCGCACCACGGAGAGCCTTCAGGCGCTGACCCCGGTCAAGGTCGCCGAGGTCGCCGCCGCATCGATGATCGCTTTGTCGCGGGAGCGGCCGGCGATCGCGGAGGCGCTGCTGCTCGAAAGCATCGCCGACGCATCGATCTTCCGTGAATGGGTGATCAACCTCGGCCGGCGCGACGCGCGCACGCGCACCGCGCATCTGTTGTGTGAGCTTGGCACGCGCAGCGCGGAGAGCGACCTGGGCAATCGCACCACCTTTCGCCTGCCGCTGACGCAGGAGCAGCTCGCCGACGTGCTCGGGCTCACCTCGGTCCATGTGAATCGCACGCTTCGGGGGATGAAGAGCAGCGGCCTGATCGATTACGGCAACGGCTGGGTGTCGGTGCCCGACTGGACGAGGCTGCGCAAGGAAGCCGATTTCGACGACGGCTATCTGTGCCTGGACCCTGCCTGATCGCGGCACGGCGAGGCCAAGGCGCCAGACCGCCGATGCGCCAACCACCGGCGTGCGTCCGACAGCAAGCGGCATCGCTCGATCAGGATTTGCGCGGGTCGTGTCGCGAATGGGTGGGCGGCGTCGCCTCGATATGGTCGAGCCGCGCGAGCAGATTGTCGAAGTCCTTCACGTCCTCGACCGCAAACACCCGATTAAAGCCCTCGCCCAATACGCGCAGGTCACGTTCGGTCAGCAGGCCGACGGCGATGATGCGATCATGAGGCATTGTGACAGAACGCTTGGCAAACCATTCGTTCCGCACCGCGGTGTAAAGTGGGGGCGGAAAAATCCGAAAAGTTGAAAGGTGTTGCGGCAAGGCCGCGGCCGACGCCATCGTCCGCCGACGCGCTTACATCAGTAGCGGGTCGTCGCCGGACCGCACCCGTCGTTCAGGTCGGAATGGAATGTTGGAACCCGGTAAAGGCCGCCGGGTCCAGCCATCTTCCCCGCGGCGAAACCGCCGGGGAGAAATGGTGGAAGGGACTGCTAGCGGAATGGCGAGCATAACGCGCTGACTTTCTTGGAGATTAGATGTTGGTGCCGCGGGCGGTGCCCCCGCCGGTGCCCCTGAGGTCAGTGGGGTCAGGGGGTCTCGGGCGGAGACGCCAGTCGGCCTTTGAGCCACGACTCGACATCCGCCTCCCACCAGCCGCTACTGCGCCGGGTCAGTTGGTGCTGCCGCGGGAAGTCGCGATTTGCGATGAGCCGATAGATCGTCGCGCGGCTGAGCCCCGTGCTGGCGATCACGTCATTGATCCGCATGAAGCGTCCCATTGAAGCCTGTCGGCCATCTCGCTTTGCTGCGGCCAGGTTCATGCTGCCGGGTCGGTTTGCGCCTTCTTGCGGCGCTGCATCACGGCCGCTCACAGAAGGCCACTCCCGACACCGCCCAGCGTGCGCGCCGGTTCGGGCCGGCGCATTGGCCGAACCTCGATCAGCCCGGCACCAGCCGCCACGGCGGCAAGCTGTTCTTCGAAGGTTCGCTGCCGACCCTTAGGACGCGGTGGGATCATCGCGTTGGGTAGGGGCGCGGCAATGGTGCGGACCATGGGGCGGAACGACGGATCCTCCGCGGGCGCGCGCTCCAAAGCTGCCGGCTGTTCGGGCGCCGCCGGAGGAGGGGGCTCGGGCGGGGGCACGACAATGGCGTCTGCGACCTTGAGCAGATCCTCCGGCACGATCGCGCGCAGCTTGTCGCCCAACAGGGGAAGGAAACGCGCGATCGTGAGTGGACGCGGAGCCTTTGCCCTCGAGAGATTTCCCGCCGTGGTGGGGGAGGCGCCCGCGCTCACCACGAAGTCCACGATCGACACGCCCTGCTGTTCAGCGGCCTCGCGGATCAACTCTGCCATCTTCGGCCCGAGGTTATTGATGGTCGCGAGCTTCGCGGCGTGTTCCGGCCGGTCGCGCCAGTGCTTCGCCGCGGATGCCGGCGCGCGGGTGCGGCGGCCCGTCGCCACGATCGTCACCTGGCGCGAGGACGAGTAGCGATCGACCTTGATCAAGCCGCGCTTCTCCAAGCGGTGTAAGGTCGAATTCGGTGCGCCGCTGGATCGGGCGCCGAGAAGTTCGGCGAGCCGACTGTTCGTCGGGCAGGGCTCATGGCGGTTCGCGGCTCGTGTCAGCGCCTGCAGCACGAGCGCTTCGGCGGCCGCGCCCGCGATCATCGTCGGGGCTGCGCGGCGAGGTTTATCTTGCGTCATCACAGCATCCCCAGCGCTTGCATGTAGGTTTCGAGGATCGCTTCCTCTTCCTGGAATTCCTCCCGCTTCTTCTTGCGGATCGACATGATCTTCTTGATCGCCTTCGGGTCGTACCCGCGGCTTTTGGCCTCGGCGAAGACATCCTTGATGTCGTCCGCGATGCCTTTCTTCTCTTCCTCAAGGCGCTCGGCGCGCTCGATCAGGAGCCGCAGCTCCTCGGCGGCGACCTGGCCGCCGCCCATGCCCTCTCCGCGTTCTTCGGCCATCATCCGATCCCCAGCAGCGCGAGGATGCCGGCGCGGTTGAGCGCGACGCCGAGCACCTGGCCGAAGATGCCGGCGCCGATGGTAGTCACGGTGGCAAACGCGAAGACGTAGAGTACGCTCGGCTGCTCGCCTGCGTCATCGCAAGCGTGGCAGTCACAGCGGATCGGATGGATCTCGAGCGGCTGCGCGAGATCCAGCGGACGTTGGAAGCTCATGGTTGGCACTCCCGGTTGGCAATGAGGTGGTCGGCCGCGAAGGCTGCGAGCAGCAGGGCGACCAAGGCGATGGTGACGGGGACGATGTCGATCGGCCGGCTGAGAACGGCGATCGCCACGCCCAGCGCGAGGGTGGCGACGGCAAGAGCGACGCGGATGCGGATCAGCTTGGCGCGCGTCATGCCGCCGCGCCGCTGAGAGGATGGTCGCAGGCGGTGCAGAGATCCTGCCCGTTGACCCACGCGCAGGCTTCGTGCCCGCGCACGCAGGGCAAGCGCCAGCTGCAGGCACAGATCCGGCAGATCCGCGGTGTCAGTGCCGCGTCACGCTCCCCGCGTGCGATCGCCGCCAGTGCGGCCAACACCTGCAGGTCGAGCCGGAACACACGGGCGAGCTGGTCGATCGTGATCGGAGAAACGGGAACCAGGTCAGCCTCGATCCGCTCGAGCCATGCGACACGATCGTGTTCGGGCACATGGGGGATCGTGCCGATCTGCGCGGCCACATCGGCGAGCTCAAGCCGCGTCGTGCGGCGACGGACCTTCAGGTACAGGCCCGGCGTGAAATCGACCGTGCGCGTCCAGCTGGGACGATCGATATTGGTCATGATCATCGGCGGCATCCGGGCAGCACGAAGCCGCTCCGCGAAGCACAGGGCGACGCAGGCGGCGGCGTGTGGAAGGGAAGATCGGCGTTGGTTGGCTGCGTCCTGGCGCAGCCGTCAGCGTTTAGGGCGGGGCGGTCGGCGGCTTCGTGCGGCGCTTCTTGCGCAGCCGCTTCACCGTGTTGGCCGCGGTGTTCAGCGCGGCGAGACCTTCCTCAGCCTCGCGCTCGGCGGCCGCGATCTGCTCGTCGGTGGCGCCGGGTAGCGCGGCGATGATCAGCGCGCTTTCGGCTTGGCCAACTTCCCTGATCGCGTTGGCCGTGACGTGCGCCAGTTCATGCTGATCCGCGAACTGATCGGACAGTGCCTGATCGAGCAGCGCCTCATAAGCGTCGAACAGCGGCGCGCCATGGCCGCCGGCGGAGCGAAACGCCACGTCAAGCGCGATGGCGCAGGGAAGGGGGATCGCGTCCGGCTTCTCCGGGTCGCCCCAGGCGCGGATCGTGTGAGCCTGGCGACCGGCAGCCTTCGCCATGTCGTCCCATCCGCCCGGCAGGTGGCCGGCGATGCGAGCCAATGCAGCGTCGATCGACAAGGGAGCGCGTAGCTTCGTCATTGTGCGATGCCCCGAAAGCCGGTGGTAAATTGGTGGGTACGCGCGTCAAGCGCTCCGCCAAAAGACGACGCCGGCAACACTACGCCGACGCCGTCTCTCGGGAGTTCACTCGAATGCAGCAGACGATTGGGGCCACGATCGCTGTGGGGAGGGTTCAGGACCAACAGCGTCGCGTCTCGGCCGGTCTGCCAGCGACCAAGCAAAAATGAGGGAATGGAAGTGCCTTCGTTGGTGGGGCTGGACGCCCGACCAAGTCCAGCTATCGTGGTTAGCGCTGACCAACCATGAAGGACAAATTGATGGACACGCTTACGGCGGGTTTGCTTCGAACTTGCGCGATTGCTCACATCGAAAACTTGCCGCACTTGCATTCGCGCGGAGACATAGGCTGGGACGCTCTCAACGCAGCGCGCGGCGAGATCATGAAGTTGCTTGGAGAAGCAACGGGCGAAGATCGTACGATGCTTACCGGCCTGTTGGTTCGTCTCGGTTGAGTTCATGGGGGTGCTCATCGCACCCCCTCCGCGAAGAGGTCGGGACGGATTTCCGCCTTAGAGATGCCGGTCGAGCGTTCGATCGCAATGGCAGCTTCGGCCGGAACTTGGGTCCCATTTAGCCAGCGCCACACCGATCCCTGAGTGAAGCCGATGTCGCGCGCGAGCGCCGACTGTGACCCTTTCTGGTCAACAGCGCGCTGAAGCGCGTGGATCGGTTCGTAGGCGAGTGCCTGGGCCATGGCTTAAACTAAACCCTATGGTTTAGACCGGTCAAGCACCAAATTGCGCGCGCCATCCAAACCCTACGGTTTAGGGTGAGCTAATGTTGATTGCGGATCGACTCCGGGAGCGAATGAGTAAATTCAGGCTGTCCCAGTCTGAGTTGGCGCGCCGCGTCGGTGTGACACAAACGACCATCCGAAAGCTCGTGTCTGGCGGCGGATACGGCTCGAAGTATCTCCACCTAATCGCACGCGAGTTGCACACTACGCCGGCATATTTGACGGGTGAGACGGATGATCCCGACGAGGGAGCGCCGCCGCCGCCGCCAGCGCCGCCCTACCAAGCCATCACCCTGCAGGTCCTGTTGCCAGGCGAGGCTGCGCTGGCACAAATGTTCGAGGGCCTGCTGATGGCGATGGATCGCGATCTGCCGTTGGACGAACAAGCTCGGCTGCTCGCGCAGCGGCTGCCCACCGGCCTGTCGCAGCTGCGAGATCTGATGCCCGCGCTTCCGAAGGCGGCCGCCGCCAAGCCGCGCCCATCCCGGCCCACGCCTGCTCGCGCACCGCGGTAACAACCGCACATTTCACTTCGCACGGGACACATGCTTCCCGGCATGCCGAGGTTGACCGAAAAACGACTTCACTCATTGAACTATCCTGCTGCCGAAGGGCCGCAGAGGTATCGAGTGAATTCAACAAGATAGGATTAGTTCGCGCATCATCGAAGGTGACGAGGGTGGAGCCAGCTTGATCTTGATTAATGCGGAGATACGCCTTGATATGGTATGCGACTCGGCAGGAGGTTGCCATGTCCCGCGATGACAGAGCTTATTTCCAGGTTCGTGCCGAGGCCGAGCTGAAAATGGCGCAAGCCGCGCAAAACCAGGAGGCTTCGCGAGCGCATTACACCCTTGCCGGACATTATCTCGATCGGGCATTTGGGGGTACAGAGGGCCGTCCGCCGCTAATAACACAGATCAGGACCAAGCTGCAGCGTTTCAGATACTAACGTCTACTTAGGCCAGGACACTGCAAGCTGCCAGCCAGGGATGATTCTTGTTGGGAAAATTTTCTGATACGTCATTCCGCGCATTTTCTGACCCACTTTGATTTACCCTCCCTCGGCATCGTGGCAAGGTCGGGCCGATGTTGATTCGGCGGATGAGGCTGTTGTCAGAGCTGACACCCGACGAAGTGGCGGCAGTCCAGGCTATCCACGTCGACACAGTGTTCACCCGGCTCGGTCGTGCTATCTTTAAAGAAGGCGCCGCGTCGAACCGACTCTACGTCGTGCTCGACGGGTGGGCAGCGAAGGCTGCTCTAAGGGTGAATGGATCCCGACGTATAACTTCTATTCTACTTCGGGGCGATTTTTGCGGCGTACATGCGATCTCTGGATCGAAGTTTGAGCATGATCTGATTGCGCTTACCGATTGCAAAATCGGTTGGATCTCAGGGGAGGTGATGGCCGACCTTGCCGCCCGTTATCCTGGTATAAACACCGCTCTTTGGCGTGCGTCGCTGGTCGAGGCCGCGACGCTCCGGAAATGGCTGCTAACATCGGATGATGCTTACCATGCGGTGGCCCACCTTCTTTGCGAATTGATCACGCGAGGCAGAGAGATCGGGCTCGCCACGAACAATAACATGTCCTTGCCGATCACGCAGGAACAGATCGGAGACGCGCTCAGCCTAACCTCTGTACACGTTAACCGCATTGTCCGGCGCATGCGACAAGAGGGGCTGATCGCGATAACAAACAAGACCTTGTGGATCATGGATGAAGAGGAGCTGCAGCGAGCCGGGCAGTTCGATCCAAGCTATTTATGTCCGTGGGAGTAATAGGGCGATGCTCGCGGCAACAAAACCGCTTGCCGGCCAACTCGCCGTTCTGATTGAGGACGACCCGTTCCTTGCCAACTACGTTGGGGAGGCCGTCGTAAGTGCGGGGGCGCAGATTATCGGGCCCGCGCGAAACGCTGAGGAAGGTGCGCTGTTGATCCAGCGCCTCAGGGTGAAACCGGACGCAGTATTGGTCAGCGCAACGGTGCTGGGCGCGGAGGAAGCAGGGTTGGCCGAAGCGCTGTTGAGCCTCAATGCTCCCGTACTGCTCATGAAGAAGGATCACCGTGGTCGGGATTCCTCATTCCCATGTGCAGCCGTTCTGACCCTTCCGTTTGCCGCTCACCAGGTCGTCGATAGAATGTCAAAGGTGGGAAACCTGACCCCTCGCCAGATTTTAGCGGAAAGGTGATTTCACAAACATGGTCCGCCTCAGCGATGTTTACGGCGGAGGCAACCTCCGCAGCAGCGATGAGGCCGACGGTGGCGCTAATAAGCGCCGACTGCGCGTCAGGTCCATTGATGAAGCGGCGAGATCCGAGACGCTGCCGCCGAGCTGATGCCCGAGCGAAAGCTCGTGCAGAACTCAGCATTGGCGGAGACGCGGTATGGTTCGGCGCATCCTGACACGCGAAAGCTGAAACAGAAACTCAAGCGAATTGATGCCGGCTGACTATGCTCGTGCACACCTTCAAATGTCACGCGACTGAAGCACAGGGCGCCGGCCATCCTCTGCCGGCGCACCAACGACGCCGGCTAACTCCATCCTCTCGACATACCTTGCCGCTTCATTGAAACCTATGCTTAAGCCTCGCTGGATCGCCGAAACGGAGGCGTTCTGATGATGTACCACGAACGCCACTGCTTCGTCGTAACGATCAGGCTGAGGGACATCGGCAGGACGGCGCCAACCTTCGAGTAGCTGTCGCATCAAAGCCACACATTGAAGCAATACTAGCGCCCGACTCTCCAGCGGCGGCGCCTCCGCAACGTCGGCTTCAAGCGCCTTATCTAAGAGCTCCAATGCTCGGTCTTCACAGCGATGAAGAGCGTCGATGGGGTCACCCTTGATCAGCATCTTATCGCCCGCTCCCATGTCGCTGACTTAAACGAGAATACCCTACGGGTTCCCGCGGCGTGTCGCGAGATTCAATGCCATGTCGAGCATAAGCGTTCCGCAATCGATCGAAAATCATTTCATCGCGTGCAGTTAAGAAGACGAAACTAGCTTTGCGCTTCTTCTACCCGGTCAGTAGCGGAATGAGTCGATCTTTATCGAGGCAAAGAGACGAAATAATATGAATTTCGACTCGGCCGGAGGTCACAATGCCCCGCGATGATAGAGCGTATTTTTGTGCTCGTGCGGAAGCCGAGCTGAAGATGGCGCAAGCGGCCCGAAACCCTGAGGCAACGCGAGCGCATTACACCCTTGCTGGGCATTATCTCGATCGCGCTCACGGTGGCGACGAGCGGAACCAATCTGCTTTGCTTCACAACCCGCGGGTGGCTGCGACTTCAACTAAGCGGGAACGGCAGTCCGACGCTGCACACGGTGATGAGGGTCCTCGGCGGGCTCGGGTTACAGCTCGAGGCGAAGGCGAAGGTGGTGTCCGGCCTGGGCATTGATCCGCAAGCTAAGCAACACCGCGCGCCTGAGCACGCTTGAGGGTATTGGGTGGGTATTGTCGGCCAGGCAGGCCGCAAATCCCTCGCAATTCCACGCCTGCAACGCGGCCGCGACGGAGGTAACCTCCGCCGCTCAGGTCACGTGAAAAGTGGAAGGGCGACTTTGCCAGTATCGTTGGTCAACGAGAGCGCCCAAGCTCGGGCGCTCTCGCCACCTTTAGCTAGAACTGATAGCCGTAGCCGGCATTCGCGCCACCCTTGCCTTGACTGTCCACCGTCGCGCCAATGCGGAAAATCGAGTGGCCATCGTTGAGGTAGGTTGAGGCGCCGAACGCGATGGCCGTTTGCCCGCGGTAGGTGCCTCCGCCCACGGCAACCATGGACCTGCCGGGCTCCGTAGGCTGCGGCAGCGCGGCCGCTGCCAAGGCAGCGGAGGTGCCGGCGCCAAGATCTCGCCGAACCTCGCGAAGGTTGAAGTTCATCGACTCTAGCGCGGCAGACAGGCGTGCATCGGTGTAAGTGTTCGCCTGGGCAACGGCACCCTGCAGTCCAGCTTGCAACTGCCCAACGTTGACAGCGTCGGTCGGCGCCGTTCCCGCAGCCACGTTGCGCAGCAGGACGGCGCTCCCGGTGCTGTTGAAGGTAACGTTCGTGTTGCCGGGGCCATATTGCACCGAGTTCGCTCCAAGCGCAGCCGCCTGTTGTGCCACCTGCGCGACAGAGGCCAATTGTCCGCCATTGACCGCCTCGGTGGAGCCTGCGGCAACCGCACCGTTGGCTACATTGGCAAGCTTCACCGCACCTGCTTCACCGCCTGCCAGCGTGATCGTGTTGCTCCGACCTCCAGCCGAGTTGCGATCGTATTGCACGCTGTTCGACGCCTGATTTGCAACCGCGAACAACTGCTGACCATTCACCGCGTCTGTCGACGTGGCCGTAACGGCGCCGCCAGCGACATTGTGCAGCGTGACCGGGGCTGCCGCATTTGCACCAACAAAGGTCACGTCATTGGTTAGCGTACCACCATTTGGGACCGTCGGAGTAGCAGCATTGCTATATTGAACGGGACTGACAGCACTTCCCACCACCAGGTTGCTGAAATTCGCGATCGCGGTCGTGTTAGCTGCCACTTGCGTATTCGTGGAGGCGAGCTGATCGCCGTTCACCGCGTCGGTTGAGCCGGCGACGAGTGCGCCCGCCCGCACATTGCTAAGCCCCACGGGTCCGCCGCTAGCCCCGACAAGCGTCGTGGTGTCGCTGGCGATACCGCCGTTTGGCGTCGTCGGGGTCGCTGCATCGGCATAGCGGATCGGCTGATTGGCGACCGCTGCCTCCAGATTGGTAATCGAGGTGGTGTTGCTATTCACCTGCGCACTGATGTTTGTGACGGTCGTGTTGGTTCCAGTGACGCTGGCCTGGAGATTGGTGATAGCGGTCGAGTTGTTCACCACCTCGTTCGATAAGTTGGTCAGACCGGTTTCGGTAACCGACAAACGTGTATCGAGATTGGTAATCGCACCGGAGTTGGCGGCGACTGCCTGGTTCGTCGTGAACAGCTGTCCGCCGTTCACGGCATCGGTCGATCCCGCGGCGAGAGTGCCTTCGCGCAGGTTGTGAAGCCCGACAGCACCGCCGGTAGCACCGGCCAACGTGGCATCATCCGTAACCGTCCCGTCGTTGGGGATCGTTGGCGTAGCGGCATTGGAATAGCGCACGACACCAGCCAGGCCGCCCCCGAGCCCGGCAATGGCAGCTGTGTTTGCAGCGACCTGTGCGTTGGTCGCAAACAGTTGCGCGCCGTTGACTGCTTGGCTCGAATCAACCGTGAGCGCGCCGGGCGCGACATTAGCCAGTACCGTGCCACCCGAGCCCCCGAACGTGACAATGCCACGAGCCGCATCGTCGTACCGTACTGCGCTGGCACCTAGGTCTGAAAGCAATGTGGTGTTGCTCGTCACCCGCGTGTCGAGATTGGCGATAGCGCCGGTGTTGCCTGCAACCGCCTGATTGGTTGCGAAAAGCTGGCCGCCGTTGACGGCCTCCGTTGAGGTGGCAGTCACCGCGCCCGGCGCCAGATTATCGATGACCGTTCCGCCAGCGCCCGCCAGCGTTACGCGGTCGCGCGCCGCACTGCTATATTGAACCGATGCAGCATCCAGTGCGGCGACTTGCGCTGCCACACCGTCAACCTGGCCGACCGTGGCGGCGTCGGTTGGAGCGCTGCCGGCAGCCACATTCGTAAGCTGCCGCAGGGCTCCAGGTGCGCCCACCGAAACCTCGCCGACGGAGCTTTGAGCATCGGATAAACCGGTTGCGATGTAGCCGGACAGCGCACCTCGGGTAGCGACTGATCCGGCACCAAGTGCGACGCTGTTTGCCGCGGTGACTTGGCTGTTCAATCCGAGCGCAATGCTGCCGACAGCTCCCGCTTCGGCTCGAGCATTATTCCCGAGCGCCACGGCATTGATGTCGCTCGCAAAGGCGGTAGCGCCGTTTGCACCCAAGCCGCTGATTGAGTTGCCACCGATCGCGACACCGGCCGGTGTATTCAGCGTGATGGAGTCCGACGTAGCGCGGCATTGATCAGTGGGTCCGACCACCGTTCCATCGGTGGCCAAAGCTTGCAGATTGATCGGCGCGCCGGCTGCGGCGTTCGCCAGCAAGCCACTCGCATTCAGGTTAAGGGGCGGCAGAAGTAGCCCCAGAAGCGGCACCCCGAGGATAGCGTTCACCGCCGCCTCTGTCGGGCCAACCACGCCAGTGATTACCGGAGAGAGGATGTCTGTTACTGCCGACCTCGGCAAGCTCACGCCAGAGCAAGCGCTGACAACTCTTTGCTGTGCTTCAGCCTGCTGGGAAAGTACCGCTGCAAGAGCAATTGGCGACACCAAGGCGGATCGCTTCATAAAGCGTGTTACTCGCACGGCGGCGGAAGTGGTCGAGATTGACATAACATCTACTCCTCTACCTGAGCTTCAAAAGCTCTGAACAAGACTTGGTGGCAGAGGTTAAAAAAGTGTTACTCGTAACAATATTGGCTATACCAGTGAGTAATATAAGCGAAGGTGGAACAGATTGTACTTTATTGGGTTTTCGTTTGTTTGGCCGCCCCATTAGGTATTGATCTAAATCAACAATTGTACGCTGTCACCGCTGTCAGGTGGGCATTGCGGGTCTGTCGGCGACTCGACGACTGTCTCTTCTAATCCAAGCGGTTTGCGGAGGCGCAGCAGTCACTCAGGTCGGATAACCGCGTGGCTGTTCAAGTCTCAGCGGCTTGGCAGGGTATCGAGCGGGTACGATCTTGGGCGACCGGCGCAGGTTTCTCTGCGTTTCGTAGAGCGGCTGGTGCTCGAGGCGGAGGCTACCTCCGCCTTGTCGACCGCGGTGGTCGCGCAGTCCCTCTAGTCGGCGCCTAGCCGTTCATTCGTGTTGAAGCGCAAGCGCTTGGGCAAACTTGCTCATGTCTGCTGCCGTAATCTCCTGAAATTCGCACCCAATTTCATGCGCTATGCGCCGGGAAACGTCGCGCGCTATCCGTTGATGCTCGGCCAAAGTGCCGGGCTCCCGGAAGGGGCGGGATCTATGAACATCTGCCGTTCGGCGTTGCGCAATTACCAGAGGATCAGCGCGCAAAAAAAAGATGCCGGTGAGACGCAAAGCTGCAAAAACGGAAGCCGGAATTTCAACAAGCCCGTTTTGCCCATCGACGACGCTGTGTCCGTCAAATACGATAGGTAAAGCGCTGCCGCCGGCCGTGCGCAGAAACGCGGCAACTAACAGTTCTTGGTTGTTTAAAACTGCACCGGTCCGCAGCTCTTCCGAGCTCTCGGGGTTCTGCTCCCGACGCGCCTGCTCAGCTTTGATAAGGGAACTCGCCTGCAGATGCAGTAACGGCGATTGCCGCGCCACGCGAGATATAAACGTCGACTTCCCGACACCCGACAGCCCAAGTAGGGCGACTCGTCTTGTCATATCATGAAGCCTAACTTTCCTTCGCCTAGCAATCTGCGTTGTTGGTCAGGGGTGAGCTTCTTTATTGACTGAGGTGGATGCGCCGCAAACACATTGCTGCTTTGGAGGGTAGCCAGAGAAATCGGTGGATCAAAATGTGCCGCAAGTAAGAAATTGATGACCTTAACAGGGTTGGCGGCTGTCGCCTGCATCTTGATCAGTTGCGCATCGCTGTACACCGAGCGCCCGCCGGCCATGCGCCTTAGTTCCTCGGTCGACCGTGCTAGTGTAACTTCCTCGAAAATGCCAACTGTGGTTATGACCTGAGATGGCTGCGAAGACGACTTGCCTTTGTAGAAGAACAAAAGGGCTCCAGGCTCGGCCAGCTTGGCTTGTGCACGACACAGATATACCTTTCGGATGGTATTGCCCGGTCGCCTTGCACTATTGTCATCAAAAAGCGCTAACTGCCGTCGATCGACAAGTTCGGGAAAAAGTACCTCATGGTACTCTTGCTTGATTGGAACAACATAAGATGCAACATCAGGGCCGGTGCAAAACCGGGGGTAGTTCTTACGGGCCGTCTCGAAGAGCGAGCGGCCTGGAACTTGTTTCAAGCGCTTGCGAGATAGAGGCTTTTCGTAAACCATCTCGCCGTTGCTGAGGCTATGAGTGTGCTCGAAGCCGTAGTACTCTAAAAGACCGATCAGGATTGCCTGTTTCTGAAAGGTCGTAAGATAAACAATATCGTGAGAGTTACTCTGGGCATGCCAGAGTGCCTGTTTCAGGAGCAACTCTCCAAGCTTAATACCCCGGCTCTCAGGGCGAACTTTGAACGTGCATACTTTTAGTATCTTTTCGCCTGGGAGTTTTACCGTCGCCTCAGATCTTGTCTCGTCCTTGCGAACAAGAAGTCCCGCGATTTCGTCGCCATCCATAGCGATCCAGCACGGGCGCTTGGGCTTCACGCACTTTTCACGCCACCATTTGTCGAAGCCGCCATAGTCACCGCGAAGCGTTTCAAAAATCTCGTCCTCCTGCGGGATCATGTGCGCTTGCACTTCCCGGATGGACGGTAGGTCGATCTTGATGGGTTCGTACGTGGTTCGCAGCAAAGAGACGGCATCTGCAACGTAGAGTACGCGATCGCCGAGTGTCGCTGAGAAGCGCATAGCCCGCGCATGAAGGCCTTGGTCCTGAGTAACGAGGAAGTCCGCAACGCCGATGTCTAAGGCGTCCAGTAGCGTGGCATCTACTAAATCGTTCGGACGCTTTATCGGCCCAAACTTAACTTCCAGATCCGCCTTTGTGCGCCCAAGAACCTTCTCGATAGTTGGGAACTTGCGGATCTTGCTGAGTGACACCTCACGGCGAGACAGATCGCTGTCTCTGCCAATGTCATCGATCGCTGCTTCATGCACCGATATCTCGACGCCGTGTGAGGCGGCGAGTTGCAATAGGGAAGAAAAGACTGGTGCTACTTCGGCATGATCTTCGAGGCCGATGAAGACATTCGTGTCAATCAGGTATCTTGGCACACTCATTCAGGAGGGCCTCTCGCAGCTTCGGAGTTGCGTAAAGAAATGACTGGGGCGGCTCAAAGCTGAACCGCTCGCGCAGCTCACTTAGTTCTAACGGCCTGGCCAAACGACGGGCATGGCGCAGCTCGATCGCAAAAGCACGATCCACACCCGCAAAGTAGCTGTCGAAGTCCTTGCGGGTGATGCAAGCACGCTCACCAAAAGTTGTCCAAATTTCTTGTGGTGCGCAACGATGCACTTCACCGATCTCGGCGATTCCAGCTAGCGCACGCGTCGGACTAGTTTCGTAAATGAGAGCCGTCGTTCCTGCCGGCACCGACATCGGAAAACGGCGTCGCAACTCGATCGTCTTCTCGCCCGACGCGATTTTGCGGCTGTACTCTGGCTTGATGCTAAACACGACGTCGCGATGCGGTGGAAGTTGATCATCACCGAGGATCGGAAGGATAAGCTGGTTCTCGTCGACCTGCTCGTATCGGAAATCCGCCTCACGCAAATTGTTCACCATGAAGGCGGCGTCAACAAAGTGAGCACCGATACGTAAAGTAGCGCCCATTGCGGCAAGGTATTCGCGGAGCTTGGAGACATGCAGGTCACGCCGGCTCTCCAGCTTGGAGACCGCAGTCTGTCCAATTTCAAGTCGTTCGGCCACCTGTGCCTGAGTTAGCCCGGCAAGTTGGCGGATTTCACGAAGGCGCTGGCCGATGTGAGCGTCGGCAGCTCCATTCCGGTCCGGGGATGTTTCGAAAACCTTGCCGACTACCTTCATCATATCCTCAAGCTGGACTCAGCACCACTCGAGCGACGTATGACACGTGTGGCATATTGCTCAAGCTTAATCGTGGCATTCCCGCCTGAGGAATCTTTTAATGCGTTAGGCTTAAACCGGGCTTACGACTTGAGATCGACGGCTTGCGCAGATCGCATCCGAAATGGATGTGTATGCCATGCGCGAGTTTATTCTCTTGCCGGTGTACGCTCTCTGCGGGGCCCTTGCGGTCGTTGCAGCGATCTTCCTGATCGCTGGGCTGCTAACCGCGGTCATCATCTTCGGCGGCTTGCTGCTGTTTCACTGGGGCATGGTGAAGCTGGGACTACGCTCTCATGCTCTGCGGCAGGACAATGAATGGCCAAGCAAAGAGCAGCGGCGCGGCCCCCTGTCCTGACATGGGGTACGAGTGCCGGGAATAGCGGTATCCGCCTTCCCAGAGTCAGGGATTTGCGTAGCCGTGGCGGAGGATGCCTCACCCCCGACGATCGTAAGCGGACATTCGGCATCGCCCGTCAACAGACGCTGCGCGCGTATGCAGCGGCTTCGCAATTTTGCCATACCCGGTGCTACTGGACTGCGCATGAACTATGTCATGCTCGCAATCGCGATCCTTGCTGAGGTGTGCGCTACCACGGCGATGAAGCAGTCAAACGGCTTCACTCGCTTGCCTTGGGCAGCCGTGACCGTGATCGGCTACGGCATTGCATTCTACTTCCTTTCGCTGACCCTCCGAACCATCCCGACAGGGGTGGCATATGCAATTTGGTCGGGTGTCGGCATCGTTCTCATTTCAGCCGCTGCATGGGCGTTCCAGGGGCAGAAGCTAGACGCTGCTGCCGTGATTGGAATGGGGCTGATCGTGGCTGGCGTTGTAGTTATGAACGCCTTTTCGAACGCCTCGGCCCACTGAGGGCGGGCTGCTTTCCACCCAAAAGCGGACGTTGCGGACGGGTATCAGCTCTCTGGATGCGGGTATAAGAACTTCGCTATGTCGCGGAAAACCGCGACCGTAGCGGAGGGGTTCTCCGCCGTGATGCCGCTCTGGCGGTGAGACAAAGCGCGTTGCGAGCGCGATGGATAGCAATCTTGGCCGATTCTCCTTATGTTCCCTGTGGGGGTTCGGAAGGGGGATTATGGGCGCGAACTTCCCGCTGGCCGGTCACTTAGCCGTGACCGCCGCACCACTTCGTCGTGAAGAAGTTTTGGCATTCATCATTGAGCAGCTGGCACGCGGCCGAGGTTGCCCGACGTACAAAGAGATCGGCTTCGCCGTCGACGTAAGCGAGACGCGAGCGCGGCAGCTGGTCGACCAGCTTGTAAAGCTCGGCATCATCGAGCGAACGCCCGGGCTGCAGCGCAATCTCGTGGTTCGCGACGTGACGATGGCGCGTGCGATCGTGGTGGAAACCTTCCGACGGATCGGGGGGCTGGCCGCTGCGCCCCTGGGCGATCTCGTCGGGCACTGCTCGCAAGCGCAGCTGCCGATCGTCGCAGTCCTGGAGCATATCCCGGACGATCACGGGGACTGCCATGCACCACAACAGCATTAGCGACGTCGAAGCCGCTCCGACCGTTTCAGCGGCCGAGCGCGAGCGGCAGCGTGTAGCGCACCTGGTGCTCGGTCAGCCGCGCCCGACACCCGCCATTCCGAAAAAGCCGGAAGGGCTGTCAAAGCTCGAGTGGAAAGTGACGAAGGCTCGGCTGCGCAATGAAGGCGTGCGCCTGGCGCCTGGCATCGAAGAGCGGGTGGCTCTGCGCGAGGCGTGGCGCGGGATCGCGGGCACGCCGGAAACGAAGGAGCGCGCGGCAGGCGCTGCGCGGCGAGAAGGCGCCCTGGCGCGCCTGGTGCAGACCCGGGCGATCGACGCGCACCAGAAAGCGGCCGCTGACGACATCGCCGGCGCCTACGCCCTGATCATCGCCGACGTCTCGGTTCGAACCGCTAAGTATGAGCGCAGCACCGGCGGCGGCCCCAACGCCGCTGCCGCGGCGCCGATCGGCCGCGTCCTTCTCGAGCGTTCCTATACACGCTGGCGCGCCGGCGTTGCGCCGCACGCCGACATGCTGCTGGCCATTATCGTCGACGATCTCAGCATCACCGTCGCGGCCAGGCGCTGGCGTATGTCCAACCGGCGCGCACGATTGATCTTGGTGGCCGCCCTGGACAGCTGGCGCCGGCGCTGAGGGCACTGCGCTTTCGCGCACTGCGCGAGTAAGCAGGCCGCAAAACGGTCACGCAGACGGCAAATCCGACCCCGCCATACTTGCGCCCGCCGCCCCGCTGAGGGGTGCGCGGGCGCTGCCGTTTCGGGGATCCGAACATGCGCTTCTCATTCTACAGCCTCCTCGCCCCGCTGGTGCTCTGAGCATGTCGGCTACAAGCCAGCGCCGCCCGGCGCAGCTGAGCGAGCTGGATCGCCTCACCCCGCGGTGGGACGACATCGTTCGCCGCGCCGCGTTGGACACCCGCTCGGTGCGGGAGACCCATCAGCTTGAGGAGGACGCCCAGGCGTTCGCAGACGAGCTGATCGCCGCATTCCGCGGCCGCAACGCGCGTCGGCCGAGCTGCGCGCCATTGTGCGTGAGCCCCGACGGCCTGTCGGCAGGTTGGTGATGAAAACCGCCTTGGACATCATCGCCGGCATCACTGGCTCGCAGCACCCTGACACCGCGCAGGTGGTCGTGACGATCGGGCTTCTCCGCCGGATCGAGCGACAGGCGAAGGGCGGGCCGGTGGCGCACGCTATCCTCACGCCGGTTGATCAGGCGCATGCGGGAGCAGCCGCATGACTGATACCACTCACCCGGCCGCGGTCGACGTCGCTGGCGCGCTATATTTGCGCGACGCGAAGGGCAGCCTGATCCCGCTTACGGCGGTGAAGGCGGTCGATCTGCTGATGGACGAGACGGTACGTGCGATCATCGGCCGGGCGAGCGCCGCATCCGAGATGGTCCGCGCGTTCAAGCTTGAGACGTTCGCCAGCATCACTGCGCTGCAGGAGCTGATCGCGCAGCACCACGGCGCCACGCTGGGCGGCAAGAAGGGCAACATTACGCTGACGTCGTTTGACGGCTGCATGAAGGTGCAGCTTCAGGTGGCGGATCTGATCGAATTCGGCCCCGAACTTCAGGCCGCAAAGCTGCTGATCGACGAGTGCCTGGCCGAATGGGCCGCCGGCAGCGGCGCCGAGATCCGCGCGCTGGTCAACCGGGTGTTCCAGGTCGACAAGGAAGGGCAGATCAACCGCGCCGAGCTGTTCATGCTGATGCGCGTGGAGATCTCCGACGATCGCTGGGTGCGCGCCATGAACGCGATCCGCGAGAGCATCCGGGTGATCGGCTCGCGCGAGTACGTCCGCTTCTATTCGCGGCCGGCGCCCGAGGCGGCTTGGCAGGCGATCACCGTCGATCTCGCGGCCGCATAGGCGGTCATGCCGACCCAGCCGCCACAGTTTGGTGGATCCACTCCGCGCAAGGCTTGGTCGTCGCCCCACCGACTGAAGCCCACGCCCCGCAAGCGCGGCCGAGCTGGTCAGCGCGATCGGGCGGAAGTCATTGCCGAAGAGCCGTTCTGCCGAGAGTGCCTGAAGAACAATCGTGCCACGCCCACGGCGATCGTAGATCACATTAAGCCGCTCGCATGGGGTGGCAGCGATGCGCGGTCCAACAAGCAAGGCCTCTGTGTGCCCTGCCACGACCTCAAGTCGGCGAGCGAGCGAGAGGTTGATCGACGAAGCCGCGGCTGACCTGCCTGCCCGGGGGGGGTGGGTCCGATCTCTAGGGGGGCGCCCCCCGGACACCGGACCCGAGGGAGATTTCTACGCGGTCGAATTCAAACCTAAAAAGTACCCTTGTCGGGAGGCTCTATGGCGAGTGGTGGATCCCGGCCTGGCGCGGGGCGGCGGCGGAAGGATCCCGCGCTTGGAATGACCGCAGCGGAGCGCTCCACACTACCGGTGGCGGAGGGTTCCGCGGCGCTCATGATCGCGCCCTTTCACCTGTCAGATCTGGCGCAGCTGATTTTCCGCGACATCGCGGGAATGCTCGAGAAGCAAGGTCGCGCAGAACCGCACTTCGCCCAGCACGTCGCGTTGCTCGCGCAACGTCTCGAGCAGATCCAGCGGTTTCAGGCCGTGCTCGAGATGACGGGCGACACCTGCACCAGCACGACGGTGCGCAAGGTGGACGGCGAGAAGGTCGTCACCGAGATGATCCGTGCGCGGCCGGAGGTGGCGATGTTGTCAGACGCCATGCGCCACGCGCAATCGCTGCTGGGCGAGCTGATGCTCAACCCGGCGGCCGCCATGAAGATCGCCAGCGGCAAGAAGGACGCGCCGGGCGATTTCGACGACTTCTAGGTCGATGACGGTCGCGCCGGCCGCGGCGCCGGCGCGGGACTATGCCGCAATCGCGCGGCAATATGCCGCCGACGTCGTCAGCGGGAAGATCCCCGCCGGCAAACAGATCCGCCTGCAGTGCGAGCGGTTCATCACCGACCTGGTGCGATCCGCGTCTGACGACTTTCCTTATCATTTCGACGAGTCGAAGGCGGGGAGGCCCTGCCGGTTCATCGAGCGCCTGCCGCATACGAAAGGGCCCTGGGCGCGGCAGAAGAAGCGCCTCACGCTTGAGCCGTGGCAGATCTGGAATATCTGCGTCGTCTTTGGCTGGCTGCACAAGGCGGGGTCGCAGAAGGACACAAGGCGGTTTCGGCGCTGGCTGCTCGTCGTACCGCGCAAGAATGGCAAGTCGGCGATCGCGTCAGGCATTGCACTCTACATGCTCTGCGCCGACGACGAGTACGGCGCTGAGGTCTATTCGGGCGCGACCAACGAGAAACAGGCGTGGGAGGTATTCCGGCCGGCGCGCCTGATGGTGCAGAAGCTGCCGGCGCTGAAGGCCAAGTTCGGGATCGAGCTGCTCGCCAAGCAGTTGCACCGACCCGACGACGGCTCGCGGATGGAGACCATCATCGGCGACCCGGGCGACGGGCAGTCGCCGAGTTGCTCGATCCACGACGAGTATCACGAGCACGCCGACGACGCTCAGGTCGACACGATGATCACGGGAATGGGCGCCCGCGACCAGCCGCTGCAGCTGCTGATCACCACGGCCGGCGAGAACCTGGCGGGTCCGTGCTACGCGATGATCCTGGAGCAGCGGGAGCGGCTCGCCGGGATCGGCCACAACGGCGGTCCGCCGCTCGAAGACGACACGTTCTTCGCTGAATATGCGATCGACGAGGAGGACGATTGGAAGTCTGAGGCCGCCCTCCGCAAAGCAAACCCGAATATCGGCGTCTCAGTCGGGCTCGATTATCTTCTCGCCCGCCAGCGCGACGCGGTCTCCACCCCGCGTAAGCGCGGTATCTTCAAGACCAAGCACCTCAACCTGTGGGTGGCGGCGAAGTCTGCCTATTTCGATATCGAGGCATGGCGTCGGTGCGCAGATTCGGCGATGCCGGTGCTGTTCGCCGAGGCGGCCGAGCTGCTGCGCGGCCGCCGTTGCATTCTCAGCCTCGACCTAGCGTCGAAGGTCGATATCGCCGCCATTGAGTATCTCTTTCCGCCGATCGGCGATCGTCCGACGAAAGATGACCCATATATCCGGCTCGGCCGATATTTTCTGCCAAGCAAGGCGGTGGAGGACGTCAGCGCGTACCAAGGCTGGGACGCACAGGGTCTTCTCGACGTCAGCGAAGGAAACATCACCGACTACGAAGAGATCGAGATCGCGATCGGCGAGGCGCGTGAGATCTTCGACGTCGAGACGATCGCCTACGATCCGGCCCAGGCGACGATGCTGGTGACCAGGTTGATGAAGGCCGGGGCGCCAGTGCTCGAGGTAAAGCCGAACGTCATCAACTTCTCCGATCCGATGAAGCAGCTCGACGCCTTCACCAAGGCTGAGCTGATCCGGCACGCCGGCTGCCCGGTGATGGAATGGCAGATGAGCAACGTCGTCGCGCAGCTCGATGGCAAGGACAACGTCTACCCGCGGAAACCCCGCGTGGAGGCGAAGATCGACAATCCGGTCGCTCTTATCGCGGCCCTCGCGGTCGCCCTCTCAGGCGAAGAAGCCGAGAGCTTTAGTTACACGGGGATCTAGCCATGGGCATCCGGACACGTGCCCAAGCGGCACTTCATGCCTGGCGCGGCACCGAAGCCCGCATGGTCGCGGCGACCGACGTCGTGGAAGGCGGGCTACCAATAGGCGCTGCGCAGCCGACGATCGTCGCAGCCGCAGACGGCATGAGCGATCCTAGCGGGATGACGGTGCTCAACCTGCTCGGCAGCAAGGCCAAAGGCGCGCCGATCGGAGAGCACCAGGCGCTGACCGTGCCTGCGGTGCTTCGCGCGCTGGAGGTGCTGTGTGGCCTCTTCGCCATGACTCCGTTTCATTATTTCCGCCGGACCGACGACGGTAAGGTGCGCGTCGACGATGCGCCCGAGGCGCTCATGTTCTCCACCAGCGCGAACGCCGCACAGCCTGCCTTCCTCATGAAGGAGTTGATGATGGGCGACCTGCTGATGAGCGGGAAGTTTGGCGCGTACATCCACCGGAACGCGCTCTATCGCCCCCACGCCCTGTCGCGCCTGGTGCCAGGCAGCATCGCAGTAAACCAGCATTGGGATCGCACCGACGGGCTTGAGCTATTCTACGATGCCCAGCTGCCAGATGGCACTCGGCCTCGGCTCACACGCAACGACATGTGGTTTGTGCCAGGCTTCAGTCGAGACGGCCTGGTCGGCCTAGATCGGCTGAAGCTGCTGTCCGACAGTTTCGAGGCTGCGGCGTCGATGAACGAGTTCGCGGCGCGGTTTTGGGACAACAACGCGCAGCCATCGACCGTCCTGACCACCAAGGCCAAGGTCGAACAGTCGGAGAAGGTGAAGATCCGGACGGATTGGGCGCAGCGCTTCGCCGGGCCGCGCAATGCCGGCGCGGTGGCAGTGCTCGACCAGGAGATGAAGGCGGAGTTCCTAAGCCACAACAACGAGGAAGCGCAGTTCATCGAGACGCGCGGCTTCTCTGTGGTCGAGGTTGGCCGCGCCTTCGGCGTGCCTCCGCACGTCCTATTTGAGCTGTCGCGCGCGACCTTTTCCAACATCGAGCACCAAAGCCTCGAGCTGTATCTCTACACGATGCTCGGTCACTTCGGCCGCGCGCAGGCGCATATGACGCATCAGTTCGCCGCCCCAGGCCACTTCTTTGAGGCGAACCCGGACGCGCTGCTGAAGGGCGACATCAAGAGCCGATACGAGGCTTATTCGATCGCCATCGACAAGGGCGTGCTCAATCCAGACGAGGTCCGCGACCTCGAAAATCGCAACAAGCGCCCTGGCGGCGACAAGTACCGCGTCGGCTCCGGGTCGACGATCGAGGGGCAAGCCCCCGCCGCGCCCGCGCCAGCTGCGCCGGCGCCTGAACCCAGCGAGGAAGACGCATGAGCGACCGCATTCTGGCGGCCATCCGATCGGTGCCGTGGGCGATCATGCCCGGTTACCTCGAGGCGATCGAGGCCATGGCTATCCGCGCTCTCGAGCATCCATCCGTGCGGGCCGTCGCGAAAGACGGCCATGTCGAGCGGCATTTTGAAGCCATCGCTCAGATGGGCGAGCGTGTGGCTGGCACCAGGTCGGCCGCTATCCGCGATGGCGTCGGTGCGCTGCCGATCTTCGGCCCGATCTTCCCCCGCGCCGCGATGCTGTCGCCCTCTGGCGGCGGCGCGGTCGCGCTCGATCTGCTCGCGGCTGACTTTCGCGCTCTCCAGGCTGACAACGCGGTTCGCAAGATCCTGCTGGTTGTGGACAGCCCGGGCGGCGTAACAACCGACATTGCCCAATTCGCGCGCCTGGTCGCGACATCGACGAAGCCGGTCGTCGCCCACGTGACCGGCATGGGCTGCTCAGCCGCCTACTGGATCATCAGCGGCGCGCGTGAAATCTCGCTCGATGCGACCGCCATGGTCGGCTCGATCGGCGTGGTGATGGGCGGCAGCGTGCAGGAAAACCCTGACCAGGCCGGACGCCGGGACGTCGCTATCGTCAGCAAGAGTGCGCCGAACAAGCGGCCCGACCTCACCACCGAGGAAGGTCGCGCGGGCCTGCAGAGCACAATCGACGCGATCGAGGATGTGTTCATCGCCGCGATCGCGAAAGGCCGCGGCGTCGACGAGGCCACGGTGCGCAGTGATTTTGGTCAAGGCGGGACGATGGCGGGCGCTCCCGCGGTCCGCGCGCGCATGGCCGACCGCGTCGAGGCAGACGGCCTCGATGGCGCAATCCGGCGCCTATCGGCGCGCAATCCCTCCACCCGGCGGACGGCCGCGGAGAACAACCTGAAGCTTGCGCAAGCTCGCGCCGGCCTCTGAACAAGGAACCGAGACCTATGCGCATCACCGCGCTCAAGCAGAGCTTGGCCACCGTCCTCGCGGCGGCCGAGCTGATCACCACGACGGCAGCGAACGATGACGATCGAGACCTGACTGCCGACGAACAGAACGCCTTCGAAGGCCACATGGCTGAGGCGTCGGTCCTGCAGGCCAAGATCGCGCGTGAGGAACAGATCCTCGCGCTCAAGTCGAGTGCGGCAGCTCCGGTCAACGTGCCGCCGGCACCGGCCAACCAGCCGGCGACCGTTCCGGCCGCAGCAGCTACGCCGCTTGCGGCCGGTGTGATGTTCACCCGCATCACCATGTCGCTCGCCGCCTGCAACATGGACCAGCGCGCCGCAGCGGATCACGCTGAACGCGCTTGGGGCACCGAAACCGGCCAGATCGTCGCGAACCAGGAGCAGTCGACGAACGTCAAGGGCGGCTTCCTAGTCGACACCGCCTACAGCACCGACTTCATCGACGTGCTGCGTCCGCGCGTGGTCGTGCGATCGCTCGGCGCGCGTTCGGTGCCGATGCCTGATGGCAACCTCACCATGCGCAACAAGACGCAGGGGTCGACCGCCGGCTATGTCGGTGAGCGCACGCCAGCGCCGACCACCGACATTCGCGTCGACAGCATGTCGATGTCGGCAAAGACGCTCCGCGCGCTCGTGCCGATTACCAACCAGCTGATCCGCCGCGCGTCGATGGGCGTCGTGACGATGATCCGCGACGACCTGCTCGAGGGCGTGGCGGTGAAGGAAGACGCGCAGTTCATCCGCGGCGCGGGCGACGATCTGACCCCCAAGGGCCTGGCGAGCCTTATGCTGGGCGGCAACAAGATCCCGGTGTCCGCCTCCACCACGCTGAAGACGGTGACCGCCGATCTCGCGAAGGTGCGCCTGCGGGTGATCAACGCGAACGTGCCGATGATCAGCTGCGGTTGGATCATGACCCCGCGATCGAAGATGTTCCTCGAGACGCTGCGCGACGGCAACGGCAACATCGCCTTCCCGGAAGTCGCGCAGGGCAAGCTCTATGGCTACCCCATCGGGATGACGACCTCGATCCCTGACAATTTGGGCGTCGGCGGCGACGAGTCGGAGATCTACTTCGGCGATTTCTCGCAGCTGATGATCGGCGACACCGAATCGGTAACGATCGCGGCATCTGACGAAGCGGCTTACGATGACGGCGGCGTGATCCGCTCGGCGTTCTCCAACGACGAGACGGTCATCCGCCTGATCGCCGAACACGACACCGGCACCCGCTATTCGGCCGCCTTCGCGATGCTCACTGGCGTCACCTGGTCTCCGGGCGACGACGAGTAAGCCGTCGCGCTGCGCCTAGGCGCAGCGTTCAACACCAACTTGCGAACGGGCGGCCACGGCCGCCCGTCGCGTTTCGGGAGACCGCACATGGTCAAGTTCAAGATCTCGCACACGCTCGGCTCGCTCTACGTGCCCGGAGACATCGCCGGCTTCGAACCCGAGGTCGAGAAGGATCTAGTCGATCGAAAGATCGCCGAGGTCCACAAGGCGCCCGTCAAGAGCGAGCCGGGCAAGTAAGATGGCTGGCGCGTCGGCGAACGACGGCATCGTGCTGACGATCACCGACGCGCGCCATCAACTGCGTGTCAGCGGCAGCGTCGACGACGCGACGATCGCGCCGCTCATCCTCGCGGCCGAGGGGCGGATTGAGAGCTTTTTAGGTCGTGAGCTGGTCGGTCCGACCGGCTGGGCGACTGCTGCAGATGTACCGGCGCTGGTTGTACAATGCGTGAGGTACGCCCTGACGGACTTCTACCTGAATCGCGAGGCGCCCGAGCTGACCGACGAGCAGCTGCTGCCGATCATCGGGCGGCACATGGTCATCACCTTCGCATGATCGTCGTTAGGCCGAGCGAACTCGACCATGAGGTTCGCCTCGAGCGGCCTAGCGCCGATGAAGGCTTCGACGGCGCCGGCGTCGGCGAATGGGTGTTGGTCGACACGATCTGGATCGGGCTGCGCGACCAGCTGCCGAGCCGCAGCGAGAAAGCCGACAGCGGGATCACGACGGCAACGCGCCGCGCCCGGGTGCGGATGTATTGGCGCGACGACGTCACGCCGGACATGCGCCTGGTGCTCGGCACTCGGATCATGCAGATCGTCTCTGGCCCGGCCGAGCTGGGGCGGCGTGGCGGTCTCGAGCTGATGGTCGAGGATTACAGCCCGGCCGGAAACCCCGCCTGATGGCGAAGGTCCGCGGCGGCGCTGCCACCCGCCGCTATATGACGCAGCTGCCCGAGCTGCTGCGCGAGCGCGTGCTGCGCGGGGCGGCGCGCGCCGGCGCCAAGGTGATCGCCGAGGGCGCCAAGGAGCGGCTGGGCGGCCGGACGGCTGAAGGCCCGGGCGGCGCCGACGTGCTGATCGCCAACTCGGTGAAGGTGCAGGTGAAGCTGAAGGGCGAGATCGTGCGCGGCCGGATCCTGCTGCGCGGTCCCGGCGCCTATGTCGGCCGGTGGCTGGAATACGGCACCGACCCCCACTTCATCAGCGTCGATCCGCAATACCGCCAAGGCATGACCGCCCGGCGGATCAACAAACGCATCAGCGATGGCGATGACGGCCTGAAGGCCACGCTGATGATCAATGGCAAGCCTGTCGGAACGAGCGTCTGGCACAAAGGCGCCCGCAAGGTGCCGTTCCTGCGCCCGGCCGTGGACACGCTCGAGCGCGAGGCGATCGCCGCAGCGCAGGCTTACATCGACGTGCGCATTGCCAAGGGTCTGATCGGCCACAACGCCGGACCCGAGATCGAGGACGACGAATGAGCGATGCCCCGATCGTCACCGGCAGCGACATCATCGGTGCGCTGATGCTGGCGTCGCCGGATCTGGTCGCCGTGATCCCGGCCGAGCGGATCAAGGGCGGCCGCCTTGGCAATGTCCCGTTGCCCGCCGCGCTGGTCGCGATCGTCAGCAGCGTCGATCGCCAGGCGCTCAAGCAAGGATCCACGGTGCGCCGCACCGACCGCGTGTCGGTGACGGTGCGCACCGCCAGCCACCGCCAGCGCAAGCTGCTGATCCGCCTGATCCGCAACGCCTGCTCGGGCCGCACCGGCACGATCGCCGGCGCCGAGAAGGTCGCGGTGCTCACCGCCGGGATCGGCCCCGAAATGGACGGCCCGGCCGACAGTTTCGAGCAGGCGCAGGACTTCAAGGTCAGCTTCAACGAACCCGCCTTCTGAGGAGAACATCATGACTGCCACCGCCCCCGTCCGCGCCAAGGTGCTGCGCGACTTCAACGACGCCGGCACCGGTGAGAACTTCACCGCCGACACGATCGCGCCGCTCAGCCCCGGTGCCTTCGCCAATTATCGCGCGGCCGGCCTGGTCGAAGCGGCGCCGGAAGAGGCCGCGAGCGACGCCGGCGAGGCCGCTCCCGCTTCGGGCCGCAAGGCCAAGTAACCCGCCCGCCCGCCGCCCGGCGGGTGAACCCGCCGGCATCGCGCCGGATCATCACCAGGAGAATGAACCATGCCTTCCTCGACGTCGGCAGGAGCGACGCTCGGCATTTCCGCCGCAGCCCCCGCCACCCAGACCGTTGCCGGTTACGCCGCCCTGACCTTCACCGAGATTGGTGGGATCGAGAAGCTCGGCACCATCGGCGCGACGTTCGGCAAGATCGAGTTCCAGCCGCTCAAGGGCGCAAAGCAGAAGCACAAGGGTGCGCCCGATAATGGCGCGCTGCAGCCGACGCTCGCGCATGACGCGGCCGACGCCGGCCAGAACCTGCTGCGCACCGCCGCGGACGATCGCACGTCCAAGCTCTATTCGCTCGTCGTCAGCTACCCGACGGGCGAGAAGCGGTATTTCCAGGGCCGCGTCTTCGGATACCCCGAGACGGTCGACGGCGCGGAATCGCTGCTGATGGCGAACCCCACCATCGAGATCGACACGGACATCGTGAAGGGTCCGGCCGCCTAATCACCCCCTCCGGCGCCCGCGACGCCGTCTTCCCCATGTGCCGGCCTGCCTCGCTATCGCGGGTGCGGGGCAGGTCGGCGCGCCATCCTCCCGCGAAGGATTGATCCATGACCAAGCTTTTCAACATCGCCGCCCTCGCCGTCGCTTCGACCGGCGTCATCCACGTCAAGGACGCGAGCGGGCAGCCCGCCTATGCCGACGCCGAGCGCAAGCTGCCGATCCGCATCCACCTCCACGGCCCGGGCAGCGACATCGCCGGCGTCGTCGAGAGCCGCCAGTCGGCGCGCGCGCTGAAGCGCTACCAGGAGAACGACGGCAAGATGACCGCCGCGTCGCCCGAGGAGCGCCTGGCCGAGACGGCGGCGGATCTCGCCACGCTGACCGCGCGGTTCGAGAATTTCACCTATGGCGAGGGTGATCTGACCGGCGAGGATCTGCACCGCGCCGTCTATGCCGACCCGAAGCTGGGCTTCGTGACCAAGCAGGTCGTGAAGTTCTTCGGTGATTGGGGAAACTTCAGCGACGCCTCGAAGGCGGCCTGACGCTCTGGGTCCGGCAGCTGGCGTGGTATCACACCGCGCCAACGCCGGACCCCGCCCGCGAGGGTGACAGGGGCAAGACCCCACCTCCCAAGCCGACCCGCATCGAGCAGCTGAAGCGGGACAAGATCGAGCCACGGATGCCGCCCAACCCGGCGCCGCATATCACCGACCGGCTGATCGAGATCGGTATCACCGAGGCGGCTGGCATGGGCGCCGTGCCGCTGACCTGGCGCGAGATCAACGCCTGGCGCGAAAGCGTCAGCCTGACGATCGAGCCCTGGGAAATGCGGCTGCTGCGCCGGCTGTCCGCCGCCTACCTCGCCGAAAGCCGCAAGGCCGAGAGCGACACTTGCCCGTCACCATGGCGGGCCGAACCCACCCCACGCGAACGCGAAGCGGAATTGGCCGGGCTGCGAGGCCTGCTCGGCTGATGCCGGCGACCGTTCGCGGCTGAAGACCAGGAGAACGCCGATGCTCGACGACGACGCTCCTGGCCTTCACGCCGACTTTCTCATCGACACCGGCAACTCGGCCGACGAGCTGATCCGCCTCGCCTCGATCATGGAATCGACCGAGGTGAAGGTGCTGGCCGAGGCGCAGCGCATCGAGCGCGCCACCAGCAACATGGTCGACACGACCGCTGCGACCGCCGGGATCAAAGCCTTCGCCGACATCGCCACCCGCGAGGTTCAGTCGGTCGTCGCCGCTGCCGGCCAGTCGCGCGCCGGCCTGGAACGCATCTTCGGCAAGCCGTTGACCTTCAGCACCGGTGGCCCGGCCGCGACGCGCGAGCTGCAGGCGACCGCGCGAGAGGTGAACAAGACCGAGGCCGAGATCGAGAAGCTGATCCGCACGCTCGATCGCGAGGCTGCCTCGGTCGGCAAGACGCGCGACGAGCAGCGCGCGATGCGCGCGGAGCAGCTCGCGCTCACCGCCACCACCCAGGGCAACACCGAGGCGGCCGACCGGCTGCTCGCCAGCATGCGCCAGCTCGACGCCGCCCGGGAATCGCTGGCCGAGACGAAGCTTGCCATCCAGCTGGCGGCGGAAGCCGGCGCCGCGCGCGAGCGTGCCGAAGCCGAGGCGCAGCTGATTGCCGAGCTGCGCGAGCGCGAGCGGATCCAGGCGGCGATCGCCCGCATCGATGGATCGGATCGCGGCCGCGCAACCGACGTCGGCGCAACCTTCAGCGCGCTCGCCGCCAAGGCGGCCGAGGACGAGGCGCGCGCAACGGCGATCGCCGCGGCCTCAGCCAAGCAGCTGGCGGATGAGCATGCCCGCCTCGCCGACCAGGTGCGTGGATCGCAGCTTGCGATGGAGGCCGACGCGGCCGCGGCCGAGCGGCTGCGGATGAGCACGGATCCGCTGTACGCTGCCACGGCGCGGATCAATGCCGAGATCGCCGAGAGCACCCGGCTCTATTACGCGGGCGCCACGGCGCCGGCGGAATATGCCCGCCAGCAGATAGTGCTGACGCAGCGCCTCCACGAAGCCAGCCAGGCGCACGATATCATGCAGACCGCCGCCCGGCGCGGCACCGGCTCGCTCACCCAGCTGTCGTTCCAGCTGAACGACGTTGCCACCATGGCGATGGCCGGATCCCCGCCGTTCCAGATCTTCGCCACGCAGATCGGCCAGATCATCCAGGTGGCGCAGCAGGCCGAAGGCGGCGTGAAGGGCCTGGCCGGCGAGATCGGCGGCTTCCTGCTGCGCTTTTCGCCGGTGATCGGCGTCATGGCGGCCGGTACCGCCGGCTTCCTGCTGTTCGACCGCGCGGTGTCGAAGGGCGTCGACACCAAGGCGATGATCGCTGGCCTCGGTCTCACCAAGGACGAGATCGAGAAGCTGAAGAACACCTCGGTCAGCAGCGGCGACGTGATCAAGGCGACGTTCCAGGTCATGGCCTCGCGCGTCGGCTTCCACCTCGGCGACATGACCAAGTTCTTCGGCGATGCGCTCGACTGGATGACCAAAGCCGGCCGCGTGACGCTCGCCGGGCTGTATTCGATGTTCGTCGGCACCTTTCGCGGCATTGCCGCGATCGTGAAGGGCGTGTTCGACGGCAAGGGGATCGGCGAGATCCTGGCCGACGTGGGCGATGCCTATACCGGCGCGTTCGACGAGGCCAACGGCGCGATGGTCCGCTTCGGCGAGGACGTCACCAAGCAGATCGCCTCTAACAAGCTCGCCGACATGAAGAAGCAGGCCGACGCGCTGAAGGAAGACCGGACCCCCAAGAAGGACCGCCACGGCGAGCAGCTCGAGCGCGAGGGCCGCGCGATCGAGGCCCAGATCCGCAACCTCTACGGGCTGGCCGATGCCTATGGCGTGTCCGGTGCCGAGGCGCTGATCGCGGAAGCCCGCGTGAAGGCCGAGAGCGAGGCGATCAAGAAGCGCGCCGACATCGAGGAGCGGGTCGCTCGCCAGGTGCGGCTTGCCGTTGCGCAGCGCGTGTCCGACGCGGCCAAGTCGACCGCCGGGCTGAACGACGAAACCCGGCAGCTGCAGAAGGTGAACAGCGAGGTCGCGGCCGGCAACGTGCATGCGCAGCTCGCTAACGACCTGCTGCGTGAGCGGATGGAGGATCTGCCGCTTCTTGCCGCGATCGAAGCCGCAGAACGGGTCAAGGACGTTCAAGGCATCAAGGCAGCCACCGAGGCGCTCGATCAGCAGCGGGAGGCGCGCACCACCAACACCGACACCCTGCGCGAGCAGCAGCGGCTGAATGCGATGACGTCTGGCGCCGATCGCCTGGCCGAGCTGCAGGAAGAGCTGCGCCTGGTGGGAGCAATCGAAGAAGTGCGGGTGCGCGCACTCGCCACTCTGCGCGCCACGCAGGAAGCGGCCGCCAACGGCTGGACCGGCAAAGCGGGCGCCGACTATGTCGCGCAGCAGGTCAAGATCGCCGAGACGCAGTTCCAGCTCGCCCAGGCACAGGATTCGTTCAACGCCTCGCTGACCTTCACGGCCGACAAATGGGATCTGATCGCCCGCAACGTGCAGAATGCAGCGGGTGGGATGGCGGAAGCGTTCGGCGAGGTTGGCCGCTCGATCGGCGACGTCGCGTCCATCTATGCAGGCTTCCAGGCGAGCCGCGCCCGCCTTGATGCCCAGCATCGTGCCGAAGTGCGCAAGGCCGGCAGCGACGAGGCAGCGCAGCAGCGCGCTAACACCAAGTTCGCGATCGCGTCCGCAACGGCGCAGGTTGGCATGTTCGGCGACCTGTCGTCGGCGGCCAAGGGCTTCTTCAAGGAAGGCAGCGACGGCTACAAAGCGATGGCTGCTGCCGAGAATGCGTTCCGGGCGATCGAATTTGCCCTGTCGGTGCGCGCCATGGCGCAGGACGCGATCGAGACGGCCAGTTCGGTGGCGAGGAGCGGCGTCCGCGCTGCGGCGCACGCGGCCGAGGCGGTGGCCAAGGCAATCTCCTCCCTGCCATTCCCGCTCAACATTGCGGCCGGCGCCGCGACCGCGGCTGTGCTCGCCTCGATCGGCATCGCGATCGGCGGCGCGTTCGGTGGCGGCAGCAAGAAGGATCTCGAGCCGGCGAACACCGGTACCGGCACCGTGCTGGGCGACGGCAAAGCGCAGTCGGAGAGCCTGAAGCGGTCGATCGACCAGCTGCGCGAGGTCGACACGCTGACCAACACCTTCGCGCGCCAGATGGCGGGATCCTTGCGCTCGATCGACAGCCAGATCGGCGGCCTGGCGGCCGTCCTGGTGCGCGGCGGCAACGTCAACGCCGACAGCAAGGTCGCCGAGGGGTTCAAGCCCAACGCGATCGGCAAGGTGCTGGGCGCCATCCCGCTGATCGGTGGTGTCCTGTCATCGCTGTTCGGTAGCAAGACGTCGGTCATCGCGAGCGGCATCTATGGCCGCGCGCAGTCGCTTGATCAGATCCTCGCCGGCGGCTTCGACGCCTCGACCTACAGCGACGTCGAGAAAAAGAAGAAGTTCCTCGGGATCACCACCGGTACTTCCTATGCGACGCAGTTCGGCCAGGCCGATGCCGCGCTCGAGCAGCAGTTCACGCTGGTGCTGCGCTCCTTTGCCAGCGCGATCGCCGGCGCGGCCGAGCCGCTCGGCCAGTCGACCGCCGCGATCGAGGCGCAGCTGAAGGGCTTCGTCGTCAACATCGGCAAGATCGACCTGAAGGGCCTGACCGGCGCCGAGATCCAGGAGAAGCTCGAGGCGGTGTTCGGCGCAGCGGCCGACAGCATGGCCAGCGCCGCCTTCCCGGGCATCGAGCGCTTCCAGAAGGTTGGAGAAGGCGCTTTCGAGACGCTGGTGCGTGTCGCGTCCACCGCTGAAGCCGTCACCAACGCGCTTGGCCAGATGGGCAGTGCTGCGCGCACCATGTCGATCGATGCCAAGCTGGCGCTGGCCGACCAGTTCGACAGCATCGGCGACCTGACGAGCGCGATCGGCGGCTATTTCGAGGCGTTCTACACCCCGGCCGAGCAAACCGCGGCGAATACCGAGCAGCTGACCCGCGTGTTCGCCGATCTCGGCTTCACGATGCCGGCGACGCTTGCCGCCTATCGCGAGCTGGTCGACGCGCAGGATCTCAACACCAGCGCCGGCCAGGCGGCCTACGCAACGCTGATCCAGCTGGCGCCGGCCTTTGCCGAGCTGCAGGAGAAACTCGCCGGCGCCAAGTCCGCGGCCGACGTCGCGGCCGAACGCGCGGATCTCGAGCGACGGTTGCTCGAGCTGCGCGGCGACACCGCGGCACTTCGGGCGCTCGAGCTGGCGAAGCTCGATGCCAGCAATCGCGCGCTGCAGCAGCAGATCTATGACCTGCAGGACGCGCAGGAAGCCGCCCGGGCGGCGGACGAGCTGCGCAAGGCCTGGTCGTCGGTCGGCGACAGCATCATGGACGAGGTGCGCCGGATCCGCGGGCTGACCGACGCCGGGGGCGGCAACAGCTTCGCCTTGCTGATGGGACAGTTCAACGCGGCCAATGCCAAGGCGCGCGCCGGCGATATGGAGGCGGCCAAGAGCCTGCCGCAGCTCAGCCAGGCGCTGCTGAGCGCGGCGGCAGACGCCGCAACCAGCCGGCAGGAGCTGGCGCGTGTCCAGGCGCAGACCGCCGCGGCGCTCGAGGCGACCTATGGTGTCGTCGGCGCGCTGGCGACCAACAAGCCGGAGAGCAAGGCCGATCAGATTGCCTCCGCCGTCGACGGCCGCGCCATGGCGCCAAGCTCGGCAGCCAACGACGATCGTGCGGCCGAGCAGAGCGCGCTCCGCGGCGAGATCGCGCAGCTGCGCGCCGACATGACCGCCGGCACCGCGGCGATCGCCGCCAACACCGGCCGCATCGCCAAGCATCTCGACAATGTGACCGCCAGCAGCGGCGGTGACGCAATCTCGGTGGAGGCGGCATGAAGATCGTCACCGACACCGGCACTATCGGGCTGGGCACCACCGAGACGACGCCGCGTATCGGCATCGTCGACTATTCGAAGCGCGTCACCGACGACTTCGGCGTGACGACGGTGGTCGAGCGCGGCTTCTCGCGCCGCCTGTCGTTGCGCATGGCGCTGCCGTTCGGCGATGTCGACGCGCTCCAGCGCCGGCTGGCCGATCTGCGGGCAACGCGGGTGCGCTGGGTCGCGGATGACCGCTTCAGCTGGCTGAGCGCCGAGGGCTATTACAAGGACTTCGAGCTGGATCTCGCCGTCCCGCCGATCAGCTATTGCACTCTGACGGTCGAAGGCCTGAGCGAGACCGAAGTCGTGGCGGATCCGGGTGGAGATCCGGCGCCAGAAGGAGAGGCGTCGACCTTCCAACTGCTGCAGCCGACCGCGGTCACCGATGCCGTCCTGATCGACAGCAGCGTGCCCGAGGATCCGGCGCCGGCCTGGTCGGCCGGCACCACCTATCCCGCCGGCGCGATCGTCGCGCGGGCGCACCGCCGCTTCGAGAGCCTGGTCGCGAACAACAAGGGCAATGATCCGGCGTCCGATGCGCCGGGCTGGCTCGCAATCGGCCCGACGAACCGCTGGGCGATGTTCGACGATGCGCTCGGTACCGAGACGAGCGCGGCCGGCGCGATCGTGGTTCAGCTGAACGCCGGTGCAGCGACGGGCCTCGCGCTCCTCGACGTGCGCGGCGCAACCGTGCAGGTGCAGGCGTCAGGCTATGACCGCACGCAGCAGGTCGGCGCCGGCGCGATCACCTTCCTCGATCTGCCCGGTACGACCGGCACGATAACCGTGACAATTGCGGGCGCCGGCAATGTCGCGGTTGGCACGCTCCTGGTCGGCGAGATTGTCGGCCTCGGCATCACCGAGGCGGCGCCGACCGCCGGGATCACCGACTTCAGCCGCAAGGAGGTCGACGATTTCGGCGAGGTGACGATCGTCCAGCGCGCCTGGGCGAAGCGTATGTCCGCCCGGGCGCTGATCCGCACCGATGCGGTCGACCTGGTCGCGAACCGGATTGCAGCCGTGCGCGCGCGGCCGTCGCTTTGGATCGGTCACACCGGGATCGACAGCCTGACGCTGTTCGGCTTCTTCAAAGACTTCTCGATCGAAGTGGGCGACACCTCAGCAAGCTGTCGCTGTCGATCGAAGGGCTGAGCAAGGCGGCCAAGTCCAAGCCGCTCGGCGCGGGCGTGAACTGGGAGGACATTGCGGATCCGTCCGGCACCAAGCCGGCGAACAATGCCGACGTCACCGGCGAGAACACGTCGAAGGACACGGCCGCGGTCGGCGGGAAGCCGGCGACCGAGGTGCTTGCAGAACTCGAGCGCATCGAGCCGATCGAGGCGCAGTTCGGCCCGATCACGTCGGACATCAGCGCGCTGAAGGAAGTCCAGATCGGCCATGACGACGCGCTGGCGCAGCTGGCCGACGTCACCGCCGACCAGGGCGCCGCCCAGCGTCAGATCACGCGCGACGTCGGCCGCATCGACGAGGCGGTGCTGCGCGCCCTGATGGAGAGCGCCCGCACGCGCGACGTGCTGCGCAATGCCGGCATTGTCGTGGATCCTGCGACCGGCCAGGTGCGGATCTACGCGATCGACCAGCTGCGCGATCGTACCTCCACGGCCGAGATCGCGATCGATGCGGTCAAGAGCGTCGTGACGACGAAGGCCTCGGTCAACCAGGTGCAGGAACTGATCGCGCAGGCAGTGCTCGACCCCTCGCAGGTTGCCGAGCTGGAGCCGATCATTGCCCGGCTCACGTCGGCCGAGAGCGAGATCGACGGCCTGAACGCGGCGGTGGCGCTGAAGGCGTCGCTGGTCGAGGTGACGGCGATCGGCGGGCGAACGTCGGATGTCGAGCAGACGCTGGACGCGCTCGCAGGCGAGGTGTCGAGCAAGGCCAGCACGACGATCGTGGACCAGCTGGGCATCCGGCTCGGCTCGGCCGAGCAGATGCTGTCAGCGCTGCCGGACGTGTCGGGTTATTCGGTCACGGTGCGCCAGGCGCGCGTCGCGGCCGATGATGCGGCCGAGGCGGCGCTGCGCGGCATGCTGGCCGGCGACGTGGCCAGCCGGTACCAGCTGTCGCAGATCGCCGAGGCGCGGCAGGAGCTGACCACCAAGCTGGTCGATGGCTTCACCGCCGAGGCGATCGCGCGCACCGCGCTGACCGTCCAGATCGGGCAGATCCGCGCATCGGTGCTGTCGGAAGCGCAGGCCAGCGTGACCCGCGACAGCCTGCTGACCCAGCGTGTCGATGCTCAGGGCGGCATGCTGGACAACCAGGCGGCCGCGATCGGGCGGCTTGATCGCGTATCGCTAGACAATGCTGGTGGCATTGCCTCAGCGCAGATGACGATCCGGCAGCAGATCGGGGCGGCAGACAGCAGTGACGAGGCGCTGCTGCGCGCGCTGGTCGCCGGCGACCAGGCCGATCGCGCCCGCATCGGGCAGGCGGTGCAAATCCAGACCGAGTTTACGACCACGCTGGTCGAAAACGAGAGGGCGGCAGCGGTCGCGCGCCAGTCGCTGCTCGCGCGGATGAACGCGGCTGATGCGGCGATCGTCGCCACGTCGAAGGTAGCCGCTGATGCGAACGCGGCAACGGCGGAGCGGGTTAACGCGCTCGAAGTGGTGTTCAACGATGCGGCGAGCGGACTGCCAGCCACCAGGGCGCGCATCAACGCGCTGGAAGAAGCCACCGCTGAACGCGATGCCGCCTTTGGCCGGCGCCTCGACCTGATCGAAGGGTCGATCGAGGATCCGGAGACCGGACTGGTGGCGATCCACGCCACCGTGGCGCAGGATCGACAGGCCAGCGTCACGCGCGACGATGCCAACGCGCGCGACATTCAGCAGGTGGCGGCGCAGGTGAACGACCCGGCGACTGGCTTGCCAGCGACGCGCGCGGTTGTTGCTGCCGTCGACGAGGCCAGTGCCACGCGCGACGAGGCGATCGGCCGGCTAGTTCAGCAGATCCAGGCGGTTATCGATGGCGTCGGCAGCGTTGGCTTGCAGCAGGCTTTCACCGCTGTCGTGAACCGGCTGGGGCTGATCGAAGGTAAGTACACTCTCGCGATCGACAGCGACGGCAGCCTCAACGGCATCGAGCTGATCGGCTCCACCAGCGGCCCCGGTTCCTTGAACCTGATCAACACCGATCTACGCATGGGCACCGGCCGGATGATCATGAACACCGGCACGGTGATGCGGGTGGAGGGTATCGGTTTCGGCAAGTACGGGGACTTGGTCAGCTGGTTCGGTCCGACCATGGCGATCTCCGAGTGCACGAAGGCCAACGCCACCAGCTACGAGGGGATGGACAACAGCGCATATTTCGGCGGGTCGCTGTCGGCCGGCGTGTTGAAGAACGCTGTTCGATCGTCGCTGACCACCGCGAACGCCTCGCTTGAGCTTGGCCCGTTCGGCACCACCGGCAAGCCGAAGAGCATCGTCGCGAGCTACAGCTACAGCCTGCGCCGGCGGGTCAATCCACCGGGCGGATCGATTAGCGGCACGCCGAGCGCCACGCTGAAGCTGGAACGGCGCCGCGGCACGGATGGCCCATGGGTTGAACTGCAGACCGGCACGATCACCGGCGAGACCAGCTACGCCGCGCCGGAAGGCGCCACACCCGGTCTCGGCACACAGGCAATGTCGGGCGCGATCACCATCACCGACAATTCCGAGGGTGCGCAGGACTTCTCCTACCGCCTGACGCTCGTCTCCCGGACGCTTGCCGCCTTCAACTTCACGTCCCCCAACGACGGCCCGGCCGGTGAGCCGATCCAGAGCCTCTCGCTCGTCTCCGTCGAACAATAAGGAACTCGACCATGCCCTGGTATCGTGCCGGCAGCGTTGCCGTGACCAATGGATCCGCGATCGTCACCGGCGCGGGCACCGACTTCGTCGGCAATACGCAGGCCGGCGAAGCCTTCCTCGGACCGGACGGCCGCGAGTACGAGATCAGCGGCGTGCAATCCGCCACGCAGCTGACGATCATCCCGGCCTACCAGGGCGCTTCGGCAGGCGGGCAGGCGTACGGCATCCAGCCGACCGCCAGCTTCGCACGGGATCTGGCAATCCTGGCGGCGCAGCTGCTCAACACGTTTGGCGCGGTGCGTGACGGGGTTGGCCAAGGGCTGTTTCCGGACGGTAGCTTGGCCGCGCCGGCGATGCGCTTTGCGGCTGATCAGGACACCGGCTTGCGGCGTGTCGCCAACAACGTCCTCGCGTTGACCACAGGCGGCCAGGACATCCTGACGGCGGGCACTTACGTCGGCATCGGGACGGGCAGCCCGCTGCACAAGCTGCACGTGAACAACTCGAACAATGATCCGACCTTCATGTTGGCTGGCAATAACAACAACGGGCTTGGCGTTGGCGTTCGCGCCGATGGCTTTCCTGCGATTCTATCCTTCTCGGGCAGCGGCATGGCCTTCGGCGGCGGCCTTGGGGGCGTCGCGGTCGAGTACGGGCGGTTCGACAATGCCGGCAACATGCTGATCGGCACCCCCTTCGGCACGAAGCACACCGTTCGCAAAGATGGAGCCGAAGGTTCGTCTGTTTTCGAGGTTTACAACGGCTTCACCGTCTTCAACTCAACCGGTCTCGGCTGGAACCAGGCAGGTGCTACGGTTTGGCTGACCAAAAACATCACAACTAACCGCACGATCAACGCCGCTGGCACCATCAATGCCTCCGGCGCCGACTATGCCGAGTATATGTTCAAGTCGGCGGGCTGCGGCATCATTGCCAAGGGCGACGTGTGCGGTGTCGATCAAGACGGCAAGCTGACCAAGACCTGGGCGGATGCTGTGAGCTTCGTGATCAAGAGCACGGATCCGTCGCTGGTCGGCGGTGACACCTGGGGCGCCCACCTGCCACCCAAACCGGACGAGCCGACGCCCGAGCCGATCGCGCCGGTTTTCCCAACTTCGCCCTTTAACGGCGCGGACGAGGCGTCGCTCACAGCTTGGCAGGTGGCCTATCCTGCGCTCGTTGCCGCCTATAATGCCGAACAGGCCGTTTATCAGGCCGAACACGCCGCCTGGCAGCAGGCGACAGAAGCCTATGCGGTTGCCCTGGCGGAGTGGGAACAGGATCTCGAAGCCGCCCGCCAGTGCGTCGACCGTATCGCGTTCTGCGGCCAGGTGCCCTGCAACGTCACCGGTGACTTCGACGTCGGCGACTACATCATCGCCGCGGCAAACGGCGCCGGGATCAAGGCGATCGCGGTGAAGCCCGACGCGATCACGCTGCCGCAATACATGCGCCGGATCGGCAAGGTCTGGGCGATCCGCGACGGCCGTGCCTGGATCGACGTCCAGCACGGCTGAGGCCGCACCTTCCGCCCGCGCATCCCGCGCCGGGCGCTTCCCTCTGGAGAACATCGATGACGCTGGACCATGTGCCCGGCGCCGCGAAGGCGTCGGTCGACATCCTGTCGTTCGGCGTCGCCGTCGGCACCGTCACGCAGCTGCTGCCGCACCTGGCCGCGCTGCTCACCATTATCTGGACGGTGATCCGGATCTTCGAAACCGACACCGTGCGCGAGCTGCTCGGCCGTGTCCGAAAGGGGGAGAAGATCGATGGCTGATCTGAAGCCCGGGCCGAAGACGCTCGCCGGCGTCCTGGGCAGCATCGCCGGCGCGATCGCGTTGTTCACCTCGATCCCGGCGGAGGAAAGCGGCCGCAAGGTCGCGGTGACGATCGCGCCGAACGGCCAGGCCACGATCCGCCACGTCTCGGGTCCGCAGTATCTGCGTGCCTACCTGGACGCGGTGAAGGTGCCGACTGCCTGCGACGGCATCACCCGCGGCGTCCGCCTGGGGCAGACCTATACCGAGGCGCAATGCACCGCGCTGCTCGAGGCCGAGCTGATCGAGATGGCCAGCCGCGTCATCGCGTGCGTGCCGGCGCTCTACGGCCGGCCGAACCAGGCCGCCGCCTCGGTCAGCCTGGCCTACAACATCGGCTGGCCGAGCTTCTGCAAATCGACGGCCGCCAGGCGCTTCAACGCCGGCCAGTGGGCCGCGGGCTGCGATGCCTTCCCGATGTGGAAATACGCCGGCGGAAAGGTGCTGCGCGGCCTCGTCCTGCGCCGGGAGCGCGAGCGCCAGCTCTGCCGCACCGGCCTTTGATCATCATCACCACGAAGGAGACGACCATGAAGGAACTGCTGAAGTCGATCGCGCGCGACGTGATCCTGCCCTGGGCGCTGACCGGCCTTGCCGGCATAGCCGCCAAGAAGCTGGCGCCGCAGGCGAAGAAAGACGCGCCGGCGCGCTGAGCTGCACGCCGATCAGAGCGCAATCATACTCGAAAGCACGAATTAGCTGCGGGTATCGTGCTACAGATCAGCGGGTATCGAGGCTCTGAAAACCCCGGATTTACGTCGCCGTGGCGGAGGTTTGCTCCGCCGCGTCATCAATCTTGAAGCGGACCCGAATTACGCCGCTTACCACGGATGTTTGAAACGCGCCCTGGTCACCGCGGCTAGCGCGACGAGAAATCCAAAACCGGCAGCACCTCCAAGCAGGAACGCAGCTGCACTTTCTAACACGCGAAGCGACTCGAACATCACTCAGATGTAGTGATGCTGGCGCGTCCCCGAAAGAGCGTATTGCTCTAGATCACTTGGTCGCTCCCGGCGATCGGTCAGCCGATCTCCAAGCAATCATGCAGGATCGTGAGGGGGCCGGCACCCCAAGCGGTGTCGACGTTCACGGGGATATGCGTCACGCCGCCGACAGTGAAGATCCGGTTCCCGTGTTCGGTGCCCGGTGCAGGCGTCCAGACGTCCTCTCCCGCGCGCGGGAGGTGTTCGTACTCGAACTCGCCGATCTTCGTGTCGGACCCATCGGTCTCCGCAATCACCACGACTCTGATCACTCGCTAACTCCCCATATTTCATGAGGTTCTATGCTGACGAACGCCGCGGTGAAAGCCGCACGGCCGCGCGCGGCCGCCTATAAGCTCGGCGACGGCGCCGGGGTGCACCTCTACGTCGCCCCAACCGGCCTGAAGAGCTTCCGCTGGCGTTTCCGCTATGGCGGAAAGGAGCAGCTGCTGACGCTCGGCAGCTATCCCGAGGTTGACCTGGTCGCCGCCCGGGCCCGGGCGGACGCTGCCCGCGCGCAGCTGGCACGCGGCGAGGATCCTCGCGCGCAATCGTCGCGGGTCGAGACGTTCGAAGCTGCCGCGCGTGCATGGCACGCTGTCCAAGCGGAAGGCTGGACGGCTGTTCACGCTGCCGACGTCCTGGTCAGCCTCGAGCGCGACGTCTTCCCGGCGATCGGCGCCGAGCCGCTAGACGCGATCGCGCCGGCCGACGTGCTCGAGCTGCTGCGCGCGGTCGAGCGCCGCGGCGCGCGGGAAACCGCACGCCGCCTGCGGCAGCGGATCTCCGCCGTGTTCGAACTGGCGATCGGCGAAGGCTGGTGCTCGGCCGACCCGGCCGAGAAGGTGGGCCGCGGGCTGAAGAAGCCTGCCGCCGTGCGCCACCACGCGGCGTTGATGACGATCGCCGATGCGCGCCAGCTGCTCGCCGAGGTTGCCCGGTTGGATGCCTCACGCGGCGCGAAGCTGGCGTCGACGTTCCTGGCGCTCACTGCGATGCGGTGGGCAGCCGTGCGCGGCGCGCAGTGGGTCGAGATCGAAGATCTCGACGGCGCCGCCCCGATCTGGCGCGTGCCGGCCGCGCGGATGAAGTTGGCAGCGGCCAAGAAGGCGGATGCCGCGCATGATCACGTCGTGCCGCTGTCGCCCGCGGCAGTGGCGGTGTTGCGTCAGGCCCGGGCGCTGCAGCGCTTCGATGCAGCGCCGGGTGGACTAGTCTTCCGCGGCACCGGCCAAGCTGGTCCACTCGGGGAGGCGGCGATCGGCGCCCTCTACGCCCGCACGTCGTTCGCCGGCCGCCATGTGCCGCACGGCTGGCGCGCAACCTTCTCCACGATCATGAACGAGACGATGCCGCATGAGCGCGGCGCGATCGACCAGGCGCTCGGCCACACGCTGAAGAGCGAGGACGGATCCGCGGCCAAGGTTGAGGGCGCGTACAACCGGTCGCAGCAGCTCGATCGCCGCCGGCGGATCTTCGACGCTTGGGGCGTGATCCTCAACCCGCGGGGCTAG